CCAATATCACCGAGAGCACTCCCGTGACTACCAGTAGTGGGAAAATTATTACTCCTGGGCCTGTCCCAGTAAACGACACTAGTATTGTATTCCTTCCCGAGATACAGGATAGAGGAATGCTAAGCACTGTACACCTACGCTGCTTTGGGGTATGTAGTACCTACTTGACTTTTATTAAACGAATGCGCAATGAGGGCGCCTGGTATTAGCGTGGTGTTTTCACTGAAGCCAGATAACTTTCTAAGTCACCGTACAGTGACATCATCATAGCTATTTTGCTATCATAAAATCTAATATAGGGCTTGTGTGGCTTGACATTTTTCTGCGTATTTAGATAATACGGGCATCTAATTTTTTTAGTCAACTCTAAGAGAAAGCTATGATAGCTTTGTCCTTCTTGGACCAAAGGAAAATCATAATATGTAATTTCAGCGAGTGTGAAGGCTGCTACTCCACGATCTGTAAGCCGTAGCCCATCTTGCCTACCGGTACTCCACCATTTGAATATAACATCCTCGATCAGCAATTCGTGATCAGTGGACAAATGTTTGGGTATCTCGGCTAAAACAGCTTCTGTGATTTGTTGTTTTATTGATTTACGATTGGTCATCGGGGTATACGCACGACCCACTGTTCATAAACATCACGGTAAACAACGTAGTTTTAAATTGACTGTTAAGCTTCCTGCATAGATTTCTAGCATGTCCAGGATTAGAGAAACTTGTCTTTTTGTATTTAGGAGTGGACTCACTATCCAAATAATGTTGAGATTTCAAATTAATCGGCTGACCATCATAAAACACAGCCCAAATGCCAGAGGCTTCTACCACCTGATCGCATTTATATGTTTTTTTGTCTACTATTTCTAGTAGCACTTTTGGGTGAGTTCGACTCATTTAAAAGATCCGCCTTTAATATCGATTTGTATGACGGGGTTCTCGATAGGTGGTTTATCTAAGCTAGCTGAATAATGGTCAGCAAGGATCTTTGCTAATTCGTCACGTAGCCCGCGAGCCTCAATGATTGGAATAACAACATCCTTACCCTGCTTACTCTCTAAGATAGAAACCTTATCAATGAACCTCTTCACGTGAATCATAGATTATTTATCACATTTTCTGCTTCAGTCCGTGTTTTGTAAGGGCCTGAGTACTTATAGCGTTGAATGAAGATGTACTTGGGACAAAAAATAATCTCATTCTCTCCAGACTGGTCGACTACAAACCATCCCGCTACATAAAAACATTTACTATTTGACGTTTTAGTGTATAGATGCACCCTGCGCTTAATATCTAAAATTGAATTATGTACCGGTTCTGTAGTTGGATAATGTGAGAATGGTAGTTCTATCTTTGTTTTATTGGTTTTTAGTGTTTGAAACTCAATACGGGTACTACGTTTTAGTTCAGTAGTGCTAGTGTAATGAGTATTGATCCCGTTTATTTTAAGATCCACCCCAGTACCGTTGGCAATAACATTTCCAACTTTCTTGTCACCGTCAGTGACAACCCAGTATTGATTTTTAATCACCGGTTTTGCAATTAGTGTTTTCATATATTCCATGTTCCTTTAGTATAATCCCAATGTCTATTATCATATATTTTAACAGAAAATACGTAACTTAGCAAGCCTATGGTTATTTCGGGGCCAGCATGATCCCTACCTCGCCAATGAAGATCGCATTCAAAATAAAATAGATTTTCAGAAAATCGAGTTATTTCTATCTCCCAACATTTGTGTTTCGTAATAACTCCACTACGGCTAAAGATACTTTTAAAGGTATCTTGTATCCACGGTATATCAATCACAAATTTACAATGTAGCATGGTCTTTCGTCAGTTCACATACCAACCTAAAATGGTCATATGCCTTTCGAACTGCCTCGTTCTGCATTAGCTTTTCGGCTTCGGCGATCATGGCCTGTACGCCAGCTTCTGCACAGTCTTGGATACATAGCCCGCTCAGGGTGCAAAGATCATCTCCAAACTCTTTAGCAAGTTTATTCCAGGCCTTGCGCTGACCTTCTGTAATGGGAGTTCGCTGTGGTCGTAGTTCGCTTGCTTTACTGATGGCCTTGCAAATAGCATTCTCGGCAACTCGGCCTGCAGCAATCATAGCAGCGTGGTTGGGATTGACATTGTACCTACGACTAATCCCACCAGGATAACACATTACAAGATGGTCACCCTTTGGGAAACTAGCCAGATAGTCACCGTCGTACTCGGCTATAGGGTTGTACCTATTCCCGACTTTTTCATAGTAAATTTTACTCACAGCATATACTTTTTCAAATAGGCAGTGGTCATAGATAGGTCATCGGTATCGATGTTATCATCAATCTCAACCAACAACAATTGAATTAGCTGGTCAGCCATTGCAACCTCATCGCCACTCAGCGTATCTCGCCACTCTAGATAATCATCTTCAGAATCAATCGCCCACATTGTATCAAGCATAGCAACTTGCTTTGGTGTCAATCCAGTAATTACAATTCCATTCTTGTCCATGATATTCTCCCAATGTATTATTTTACGCAACGGTGAGGTTGCCTTTGTATGCAGAATTCAGCCACTTAGCATACGTTTCCGCTTGTTCACTGATTTTAGTAAGTTCATACTTACCACAGAACCGCATAAGATGCACCCCAACCTGAGGAGTAATAGTTCTGCGGACATTGTCGGCGATTGACTTATCAACTGATTCCTTGATTGAATCGGGTTGGGCAGTCAGATCAATCAAAACACGATTACGTTCGTAATCGTCACGTACTCGGTGTTCTTCGCCATTATGATCTACCCAACGTTGTAGCATAATGTTATTCCAATTGAAACCCTGCTTGTTGCGGTCAGCATAGGCTTCAATCAACCCAACCTTATTTTTACTGCCCTTTGTGCGGACTCCCGGATAAGCACTGAATACATTGTCAGTCGCATCTCCGCGCATACATTTTTCAAATAGATGAAACGCTGGTTCACCCAACAGCTTTGGCTCTTTAGTTTTCTTATCTTTGACAATGCGTCCCTTGTCATCAAAATAACCATCAAGTTTAATCAATTGTCCCGAAACACCATTGTATTGCTGGACATTTTCACTAATCAATTGCACATAATCAGTGTCACTAGAAATGATGTAATGATTGTCATCTGGATGTAGATGCACAAATCGAGCGATGAGGTCATCAGCCTCCGCAGTTGCGTCACGCAGAACACTGACATTGGTCTTTTCACGTAGAAATGTAGTAAACAATTCATACGTTTCCCAGAACATCTTATTTTCTTCCTGTTCCGTCTCGGTCAATGCTTGAGCTACAACAGTACGATTGGCCTTATAAGGTTTGTAATGATCTTTCCGCCATGAGCGGCCTTCGAGGCAAAAGACAACGTGGTCGATTCCAAATTTACGAACAGCCTGATTAACAGACGATAGCGTAAGATGTAGTGCCATTCCGATCTTTTCCCAAGTATCACTATTGCGTGAGGCAACGTGTCGGGCACGGAAGAAAGTATTTGCTGTATCGATTAGGGCATACTTCATTAAAACTCCAAAGTCTATGAAAAACTATTATACATTAAACCATAATTAAAGTCAATCTTTTTCTAACTTACCTCAGTTCTCCCATTACCCAAATCTCTACTCCTAATCACCCTAACATCTCGGTTATCGGGATCAGCTTGATTTTGCTCATAGATTTCCAAAGCAATATTCCTACAGACCGTCTGGAACCACCGGTCCACGATAACATTATCTGCATCATCTTCACGCATCTTATATCCGGCTTTGATTAGATTCAACAAAAATTTGTCATTCCAATCCAACTCAAATGACCCGTTATTGATATCACTCGGATCAATTTCTACTTTAAGAATATTGATATATGGTTGGTTGTTGAGTGTGGCAGTTTCTTTAGCAGTTGGTGGGGGAGGTTCAACCTTTTCAGGACGAGGCTTACGTGGTTTTTTCTCTTTTACTACTGCAACGGGTGGAATATCTACAGGAGGGGGTGTTTCGGGTTCAGATGTAAACCATTTTTTAAATTTATTAAGCATTAATTTTTCCTTGATTCTTAGTATATCTATCGTAAAGTTGACGAGACCCTAAGTTTTTAGATTTTGCCTCCACCATTATGTCGGCCCAGTCCCAGTGACTCAATGCCCAATCATTAACTGCGTCTGACCACAGGTAGTTGCTATGGGCTCTGAGCTTTTGTTTCTTGTGTCCAGAAGCTAGTAGAGTGGCAAGATCGGGACGCTGGTCTCCGGGAAAAGTTCCGAGTACGTCTTCGCGAGATACACTGTAATGCATAGTAGGACGCTTACCTCGCCAACTATCAACAATCCTTTTAATACGGTCATCAGATGCTTCAATATATTCTCCTGTGTGTACCCAATGGTGATGCACATCTAACACCAAAGCGAGATCGTGTGCCAATTCGAGGCTAGAGTCGATTCCCCAGGTGAGTTCATCATTTTCGATAGTAATACAGTTTCTTGCCTCCGGTGAGAGACGTTGAAGTGCGGCTTTAATACCGGTTGGACCTTCTCGACCTGATATGTGTACGTTGATTTTAAAGTCTTGGAAAGTCTTGCCGTATCCCAACCACCTGACCATATCTGCATGATATTCAAATTCCTCTATACTCTTATTTACTACTTCTTCGCGGCTACTCGCAAGAACTGTGAATTGTCCAGGATGAAATGATAAACGCACATCATTTGCTCGGGCTGTTTCACCAATAGGAGCAAACCATGCAGCTAACATCTTTTGAATGTCAGTAGATTGCCAAAACGGTTGCCAATCTTTGTGTGTGTAAAAACTAAGCATATCGCTGGTCAATCTAACCATGCGCAATTCAGGATCTAGTGAGCCTATTTTCTTAACTAGATTGTGCGTGTTAAGAATGTTGCGTTTGGCTATATCAAACACCCGTTCTTCGGCAATAGCACGTTTGTTTCTAGTTGCCCAGGCAAGAGTCGTGCCACCAGTAGTCATTTCGGGTACACTAGAAACTTCGCCCTTGTGGTTGAGTTCACTGAACTTGCAGGCAAAGCCAATGCGTTTGATAGAGGTATTTGTCAAGGTAAATGTACGTAGTGATAAATAAGAACTAAGTATACTACCTTTTTGCGTACTTGTCAACTATTATTAATAATAAAGGGAAATCAAAATGAAAAAATTATTAGTTATATTGGGATTTATTTTAGCGTTTAATGCACAAGCACAAACTAAAGGCATCACTATATGTGACGGGCAATATGCTTTGTGTGCAGCATCAACTTGTAAGCCAACCGGAAAAACACTTACTGGCAATAATGGCATAGCATATCCAGAGGTAGAATGTCGCTGCCCAATACTTAAAGGGCGTGCAATTGCCGACACTACAGCAGGTAATATGCAAGGGTCTTGCACCGCTACAGATGATAAGCACGTTTGGAGTTTATTTGCTCCCAAACTTTTCTACCCGCAAGAGACTAATGACTTTAGCAAAAAGCCAAAAGATATGAAAGCAACACTGCAAAAATGTGATGCTAGTTTGAATCTTGGTAATAAATCTAGCAACTGTTTTAGTTGGAATTGTACCAAAGGTGCTGACGGTATTGCAGTATGTTCGTGCCCAACAGGACAAGTACCAGCAGCGACAACATTCTTAACAGAAGCAGGTCAGGGTAACCCCGATATTTGCTCTCAGTATCCAGTAAGTATGCCCATCCAAAACCCACCGGGCAACTAAGATACAACTAGCAAACTAGTTTGCTATTTCAAATAGGGCAGAATCTAAAATTTTCGGTTGATGCTTGCCGGGTTGTTTGTTGTACCCGTTAAGCCTATCAGTCATTTTCTGAAACATTACCCGATCCCTTTCTATTAGAATGCATTTTCTATCGAGGTCAATGCAAGCAATACCAGTTGCGCCAGAACCAGCAAATGTATCTAATACTGTATCTCCCTCATTGCTTAGTAATTCAATGAAATATTGTAATAGTTCTACTGGCTTCTGGGTAGGGTGAATTTTATTTTTTCCCAATCCACCACTATAAGTTATAGTGTTTGGTATTACACATTGAATTAACCCTTCTGCGGTCTTTTTACGATCAGCTAACATCCTAGTCGCTTCTTTTTTAGCTTCCGCAAATACACTGTCTAGATTATCTAAACTGTTACTATCTTTAACTAATTTATATACAATACTAGAAATCTTATCCGCCGCCGCGTATCGTTCTACTGTAGAACCCAACAGTGAATCAGCATTAAAAGTTCTTTTTCCACCGGGCTTAATTCCAAACAGAATATATTCGCAAGCACTTACAGGATTAACCTGACGATTGAATGGAACCGCCGCCGGCTTCTTCCAAGTAAAAACTCTCTTGGGTTCAAATCCCGCAGCTTCCATTGCTGTCCACAGATATGAAACGTACTGGTCGCTAATGAAAATAGCAAATGTGCCACCCTTACGCATTTTCTTGAACCATAGCTTGGCCCAACTATCAATCTGTAGCAAAAAATCATCGTGCTTAACTGCGTCCCAATCTTGTTCAAAGCTCTCACTGAAGTTTTGATTATGGATAGTTGTTTTGTTCTTGCCAGTTTCTTTATCAATCCATACTGGATTCGCACCGTCTTCACTAATGTTATATGGTGGATCAGTTAGCAATAAGTCAACTGATGCGTCAGGTATGTCATCGCCGGCTAGAGTACAATCGTTATTGATAGAGGTAATCATGCGTCAATGATAACACAAAATCTAGTAGATGTCAATATACAATCATAAATCCGGGTAAATTGTTTCCCGGCATGTGACTTGGTGCGTGATATTGAAATTTAAATTTCAAGGAAGTAAATGGTTTTGCGCTAGCAACAACTTGTCCATTATCAGTAATGTCTAATCTACCTAGCCACGCTGGGCTTTGGTTAACGATATTAGTCATCATCTGCGCATATTCATCTGCATCAGGACCACGCTCAACAGCATTAAGAGTACCGATACCCAGTACATAAGTTAGAATATCAGCGGCAGCTTTAGCAGGGTTATTTCTAAAGCTGGGTAAACCGGCTTCTTTTTCTGTTGGCTTTTCCTTGCCTTTAGTCACACCCATATAGTAATTGCCATCAGCGGGCGACCCTACTGGTTTACCCCAATTGCCGGATGTCATTGCTGGATAGAACATTCTTAAAAATTCACCATAACCAGTTTCATTGGGGGTTGCAACAAATGGTTTCTTGCTGATTAATTCTTTTAGAGTGGCATAGTCAACGAAATCGGCGCCTAAGATGCGTGATATAGCAGTATATTCTGGCACACTAATGTGATTGGCCCCAGCAATAATTTTATCTACATTTTTACCACCTGCTTTAGGATGATAACTTTTAAATAATGAAAATAGTTTTTCTTGTGAGCTATCTTTTTCAATAGTACCTTCAAAATTATCCATTAAATCTTGAATACTTCTAAAGCTTGTGCCACTGCCAGTTAAACTCTTTACACTATATTTAAGATCACCGACAATAACGTCAATCAATGGAAAGTTTCCTTCGGCCGGGAATTCAATCTTGTCATTTTTAGTAGCTAATTTAATTGGAGTAAGAATCTCACCAAAGTCAACACTTAATTGATTTCTAGCCCGTTGACTTAAATTTTCATTAGCCTCAGGTGAAAGCTCAGGTCTAGTGCCAACTGCAACTTCAATCAATTCTAACAGAATTTGTTGTAACTCAGGCCTAGTTTTTGTTTGGGATATTACCGCACCCTGTGTTGCTTTTATCAGAGATTGTCGGTTATATACCTGACCTGCAAGACCCAACGTTGTTGGTGTGAATTCTTTAATACTGACTGAGACTCCCTTGCCATCGTCATCTTTTTTACCTGACCCGGCTACAACTAATGAGTATATAACTCCACCGGCATTGTAACTTAATATATTACTTCTATATTTGCTACTGAGTCCAAGCTGTTTCTGCTCTAATGGCAAATTGTCATACCCGTATTGCTGCAAGTAATTAGTGATTGTTTGTTTATCAGATCCAAATATTCGAATACAAGCTAGACCTGATTTAGTTTGTAGCTCAAATCTAACATCCGGTATATCATGGGCCAAGTTATCAGCTAGTTGTTTTGTTTGAGCCCGAGTTGCAAAAGTAGGATCAGGTGGCAGAATGGTAGAGTCTTCTAATAGTTCAATACATCGCATAATGATATATTTATCTCTATACTGGATTATACCTTCAACAACTCTTCTATGGTGTATAGATTTTTCATGTAGGGTGACACCTCTTCTAGTACGCTAGATTCAATGTCACCTTTTCTTCTGGGGCCTACTTTAACTGTAAAGTCAACACTGTTGACTTTTTTAAACATATCGACAATCTCTGTAACCGTTCTACCCACACCATGCCCTAAACATTCTACACTATTACTAGGGTTCTCGATAGCTTGAAGTAATGAATCACATACCTCATTAACGTGAACATAATCACGCACACAAGTACCGTCTTTAGTATCATAATCATCACCAAAGACTGTAAACTCACCTGTCTCACCAGCTTGCATTAGCTTGTACATCAACCCATCTGGGTTAGTAGGATAAAAGCCATCACTCCCGATAACATTGTAAAACCTAAAAATAGTGTAGGGCATTGGATTATGCTTGGTACAGAATTCCCGAATAACATCTTCCGCTGCACGTTTACTGACTCCGTATGCACTTACACAATCTTGTGCAGCGCCTGTACTTGAAAAGATAAAGTTGTTTGTATTAATCTTATTGATGACATTCATCGTACCATTTAAGTTGGTGATATAATACCTGATAGGAATTTGTTCACTTGCCCCCACATTAACGAGAGCAGCCAAATGTATTACCGCATGATATGGTTCAGTTTGGTCTGAGAGGGTGAATAGTCGATTGATATCAATCTGAAAAAATTTATCTATAGGTGCGATGGGTTCATTGACATCTAAGCCATGTACCTCATATTTACCCTCTAATAGCTTACATAAGTGCGATCCTATATAACCTGAACAACCTGTAATCAAAATCTTTTTCATAATCCGGCAAACAAGCTTGCACCTGCTGCTTCCTCTGTTGGTTCGAAACTGGGATTTTTCGTCAAGTAAGTATCATCATCAGTATAGATAACTCTAAATTTATGTTTGTTAGTTAACACAGAACGCGCATCATCAATACAAATTAGACTCCTATCCAAGTCTTTAATAAACTCAGTGTATTGGATTGTTTCTTGTTGACAAATTTTTGCAGTGTTACTATTGGATTTCCTGCCATCAAACTCTTGGAAACATTCACTCCATTTACGAAATACTGAATCTTCCAATGATCTAAAATGAGACAACGAACCCAAAGCATAATACTTCTCAGCCGTAGGGTATTCATTGTATAATTGGGTGACAAGTTCTGCCATACACGCTTTACTAGTCTCTCGAAAGAATGCTGGATTAAAATTCTTTGTCCACCGCACTCCTTCAAGTGCCACTGTGGGTAGCTGAATCATTTGTTCATAGAACGCAATACCATAGCTTTCAACTGTGCTGGGATTAAATGCCACCCTACAACTGGTTATGAAGTCAACCTTCTCTTGACCGATAATACCTACTTTGATTTGATAATCTACCCCAATTTTCTTCAACTGAACTTCAAATTTCTTTGCTCCGGTTGCACTAGTCATTACTCGGGCAGGAAGATTGGTTTGTTTAATTAAATCAAGGTATACCTCTGGATTCTTACCTTCTTCCCATCGACCCACGAACAGCACTCCCTCGCGAGGTGCGTTGTGTTCTTTCAAAAGATTCTTTTCAGGTAAAGGAATTGGCAAATGAAATCCACCTACCTCCAATTGATTAAATTTACTTTGTGTACCGATGTATATGTTAGACATTCCAAGTTGGAGTTTCATCATGCTATTAACACTATGCAAAAACGGATTCTTGGTATCTTTGAATATTTGGCTTTCTAAATGAGTATATGCAATCACTTGAATACAGTCATCCAATCCCATAGTTGAAGCCACCTGAACAGTTTCGTAGGTGTTACAAATCAATGCATCATATATATTATGTTGCATTGCTTCTACGATAGCATTCCGAAAGTTTGCCATACGTTCATAACAATAACTATCCCCATACATAAAGATATTACTATGTGTGGTGTATGGCAAACTCTCACTTGGGTAAATAATATTTGCACCAAGTTGTTGTATCTCTCGTACAAAGCTGCTATTTTGCGGATGTTTATCGGTAATAATATCAACCTTAATATTATTAGCAGTCATCAATTCTACAAAGCTTTTAGCAAATTGACCGATTCCACCGTGGGGAATAAGAGTTTGATAGCTTACCAAAAAGCCAATTCGTTTGTCGTATGTTTTCATTATGCCTCAACAATTGAGGGAACAGGTTTCCAATTGGTCCATTCTCTTCGCAAGATATGAGTACCGTCATCCGTCTTTGCATTGTAATCATTCACCACTATTTGTTGCCTATATTGTAGTACTTTTTCAGATCCTTCACCCTCTTGACGAATAAGATATCGTAGCTCAAACATATATTTACCTTTTCAACATCCATATAATATGGGCATTCTTAGAATGCCATTTATATTCAAATATGGTATCACCCGGACCTGTCCACATAGCTGTTAGTCTATAAGACTTTTTTAGCCAGATACGTTTGCCTGTTAGATTACAAAGTTCGGGTAACCATGCAAATTTAAGTTCTGCACCTAAATATCTGTTACGATAGAAATCATTGTATGTGGTACCCATACTATCTAAAGGCATCACGTACCCCAGAGGTTCTTGAAAAGAGGTACTTGTAATCTATCACTGTATCGCAGACCATGCTTAATCGCAAATAATGCTACATTACGATTGTTCATCTCGTAAACCTTTTCCGTACCACCAACTGGCATTAGATAAACCGGACCTTTAAACCCTGCTGCTCTATATTCAGCAGTAGCCTTCAAGGCATCTTGGGCATCTTCTTCACTGGCAACTACGAATTTTAGATAAGCAAATCCAACATTTTCATAATCACGTACAATTTCAGTACAGATAGCATCTTCCCATTTCTCACCACTACCCGGCAGTTTAGGGCTTACTGAAAATGTAATCTCTCCACCAGAACCATGTGGATATTGACGTTGATTCCATGTCTTCAGATACTTGGTAAATTCGTCAGTTAGTGGTTGAGTACCATTAGTCTCAAATGTAATTTCATTTAGTCCATTCATCTTTGGATGCTCAATCAAATCTGGGTAAGCACGTTGCCAACCCAATAATGGTTCTCCACCAGTGATTACTAGATGTTCATCACGCCACTCATTGAAGGGCAACATTTCACAAATGCTATCAGCAATGGTGTTAGTGTCAAGCACGGGACTAAGATGCTTGAATGCAGGATCCCAGGACGCATAACTATCGCACCCTGTACTTACAAGTGGTAGCTCTTTGTAATTGGCGTATGGACCAAATGCATCTAACGCCGCAATCTTGATACGCTCTTGACTTAATTCACCGCGAGGCATACCAAATCCACCACAAGTAAAATTACAACCAAATGTGCGAAGGAACACACTTGGTACCCCCATAAAACGGCCCTCTCCTTGGATACTATAAAAAAGTTCGCTTATTTTAAGATGTGACATAATGTATTTACCAATGGCGAATAACGCCTGCTACAATAAAGAAATTTGTGATGATGTATGATAACACAATCATGGTGCGAAAGCAAGCGATTAAATCTGATTCTGTATCGGAATTGCCCGCTTTCTCACCAAGGGCTTTAGCCCATATACGCCAAAGCAGCTTAGAACTGATCATACTTTTCCTTATTTTTTATTAAAACAATTCTTCATTATCTTCTCTATGCCCGATACGCATTGCCATATTTGAAGGGGTCTCTCGTACTTCTACTTTAGAACACCACAACCTATCTGCTTCAACTCTACCGTAATCTGGAAGAAAGATACCATTTACATATTTGTAAAGATAATCAGCTAACCCCTCACAGCCAGTCTTTTCAACTTCAGTGATTTTGGCCAATCCCAAATCACCTAGTCGTTTGATATCAGCGTAGTGAGGATCATCTTGTGCTAAGAGTAATGCATGGTCAAAATGTTCTTCAAGGAAGGACTTAAGTGGCCGCAGCCCGCCGTAATCCATTGCCCAGTTTCTCACATCAAGATCATCGCATTCAAACTCAAACTTAAATGATAACGCATATCCGTGAATGAGATTACAATGGCTATCTGCACGCCATTGACGATACGCAACTGGCGCAATGTTAGAATATTCTTTAGTTGATATGTATTTTGCCATGATTTTTTTCTAAATGTTTTTTATTGTGCTTTGCGACCATCTGAAACTTTGTAAAAAGCTTCAACCTCAACCGAAGAATAAGCGTGTTGAATATGTTCAGCACCCTGGAGGGTGTTGGTTATTTTTAACTCACACACCACCCCTAGTAAAGCTAGGTGTCGTATAGTCTCGTTAAGGTCTACTAGTTGCTGTTTGATCATCTGGCCCAACGCACGTTCGGTCATACACCTGCCCGCAATGTTTGACTATTCTTTAGTTGATATGTATTTGCCATTATCTATTATAACACACCCATTGTAATTTGTATATAGGGCAAATGCCCTTTCTATACTTATTTACCTAAATTCAATTCTTTTCTAATGGTTGTTGCACTGATTTTTACAATGCTCTCGTCAAAAATTTCTTCGCCTGAAGTGTAGCCGACCCCTCGCCCCCATCCAATATGAACAATATTAGGCACAACTTGTATTTCGTATTGCCCTTGAAAGAGTGGATCTAAATCGCGGCGAATAAACCTAGTAACCTGGTTAATAGCAAATGGATTGCTACCTTGCCAACCCTGAACATCACGAATTTGTATTATCACTTGTCCGGTTCGTGCTATCAACCGTTCAAATAGCGCACGATGCCCGTCATGCCAGGGTTGCCAACGACCTAACATTTGTACCGTTTCTTTTTTCCAATCAAACACTGGTCGGCGCCGCTTGTCTAGGATATGGCCAGCAATAAATTCAGCCCACTTCTCTGAATTTTGTTCCGTAACACGAAAGTCGTATACTTCTGGTTCTACAAACATAGCATTTGTATCTGCATACCTACCTTCTTGTATGGTGTCCATCCAAATAGTCCAATCGGCTTTGTAGTTATTACGCATATCAACTAGCGGTGCTACAAAATCACAAATCACATATTGTGTGTGTGACTCATCCGCCAATGCTCGCATACGTTTACTTTGTCGAATGCGGCCTTCTTGGCTGAAATCCCAGTCATCGTATTGTTTCCTGATTTCATCTGCATTCAACCATCCAACTTCGCGGTCGGCTAGCATTAGTTCAATTTTCAATCTGTGAGCCAGGGTGGTTTTACCAGAGCCAGGCAAGCCCATTATCAATATTCGTTCCATTGCTTTATCCTTATCTTAGGTCAACTGCCATTCATCATTCTTTTTCTCAGCCTCTACCACTCGCTTTCTCAAACTACTAGAACTAAATGAATGATCTCTCCCATTGAAAACAAGACGTATACCTCGTTGTTCACAAATGGTACGACCGGTAAAGGACCGTTCCATATATTCAACTCCCAGAATTCGCACATCTAGAGGCAAAGTTAGTAGAATGTCTTCCAAATCTTTTTCAGTATTATATACTACTATTTCATCAACAAACCTAACTGCACCGAGGCTAATCTGCCGTTCAACAATACTTTGAATTGGTTCATTCTTTTCAGGGCGATCCCAAGTGGCATTATTTTGCAATCCCGCGATGAGATAATCGCAGTGATTTTTTGCCTCACTTAGCATTGCAATATGCCCTGCGTGAAGCAGGTCAAACTGAGATGCCACAAATCCAATTATCAATCCTTGTTCACGCAACTCTTTTAATTTGTCAAAAATCATAATCTTATAGCTTTCCACACTGTTTCTTTACTATGTTGTTCTATGAATTCTTCTTCTCCTTCGAAGGAGCCTGTCCGTTTAAGAATATCATCTAGCAACCATTTCAACCTATATAGGTCTTTTTTAATTTCCCATTGATTGAACCCATCATAATATGGACTGTTCAATTCACTGCTGGCCCTATGAATCTGCTGTTTAATGCTAAGATAATCCATTGGTTTATGAAACCCCATCTCTACCCTCCGTTACAGTTACAGTTTCTACCTTGATTGCAATCACTATTGCAATCTGTTTTATATTTGTTACCTATGATCCACCCGCATACAAATACAGCACCTATAACTAGCGTGCCATATATAACAGTATATGCGATACTATCAATCACTTTGATGATCCCTGCCTAGCAATTTGATAGAATTCATTACGAGCAGCCACATCACTTTTGAATCCACCACCCAATTTACTTGTAACAGTAGAGCTACCGGTATCTTCCACACCTCTAGAGGATACACATAAATGTTCAGCTTCAATCATCACTGCAATATCATCTGTTTCCAAAATGAATTGCAATGCGTGATAAATCTGTTCCGTCAATCGCTCTTGAATCTGCGGTCGTTTACTAAAGTATTCTACCACCCTGTTAATCTTGCTAAGACCAAGCACCTTTTTGTTAGGCACATAAGCTACAGTGGCTTTACCTACGATTGGCAAAATATGATGCTCACAGTTTGAATATACTGCTACTCCGCGCTCAACAACCATTTCATCGTATTTCATTTTGTTGTCAACTGCGGTACATTTTGGAAATGCATCGTAGTCCAGACCCCAAAAAATTTCATTGGTGGCCATCTTAGCCCAACGATTAGGCGTTTCAGCCAAGCTATCATCAGTGAGATCCAATCCCAATGTCTCCATGATAGCAGTCATATGCATTTGAATTTTATCAATCTTGGCTTTTCGGTCTAGATTGTTTGGTTTCATTGGAGTTTCAACGCCCATTTTAACTAGATGAGCGTGAACCAGTTGGCCTAATTCGGGATTTGTTTTTGATTTATTGTAAGACATGGTACCTTCCTTTGTGATGGTATGTTTTTTGAAGTGTGCGACCTTTGTGCCGCACACTTATTTAGCGTCTTAATTAAGCCTTAGCTTCTTTTCGTGCGTTCTTAGTCTCAGTAATTTCGTTGCGCCGGGCCTTGATCGCCTTAGCTAGTTCGGCCAATGCCTTGCGTGCGCGAGTTCCCGCGGCTGAATTACCTGCTTCAAACTTTGCAGATTCCGCTTGGTATGCTGCCATGTGTGTTTCGATTTCTGTATTTGGGTTCATTTTCTTTTCCTTTAAGGTTAAATTTATACCGGGGACTTTGAAGTAAGAACTACTTCAATTCCAGTTCGTCCAATGGCCTTAAGCCAAGTATTCAATCTGTTCATAATGACGGTATCATCCTTTGGGCGATGATACTGGAATTACTTCAATGTTAGTTCGTCCAATAGCTTTAAGCCAAGTATTAAGATGATGAATGATAACTGAATCGTCCTTGGGATTATCAAAGCTAATAGATACATCCATTAAAGTATCATTAGTTGAATCTTCTCTGCTACCGAAAGACAGAGAGTAATTTGTATTGATTTTTTCTTGCTGTGCCACGTTATTCTTTCTTTAATATTTTGCTTCTGATGTGTACTTACGATAATCTGTAGTCATTCTAAGCATTGACTCACCTTTACCTTCTAAGATATCACAAATACGGTCAATGGTACCATCGTTGTAACTACTGATTGCACCCAACTTAGGATGAGGTGCTTCCAACAATACTTCTAGCTTATTCAAGGCATCTTCAATACTCCAAGGAACATACATACGAGTATGATCATTGGCAAAAGTTTCAGGGAAAGACCTATAAGCAGGATACAGAACATTACATCCCAAAGCGTCGGCTTCAGATACTGTGTTTGAGACCCAGTCTTGTAAAGCACAATTAAACACCACGCGACTGTCATTAACAATATTATAGTAATCATTCTTTCCTAGATTTTCATAGATTGTTAATAGACCTCGCTGTTGGTATGAGCGGGTCCTAGCCATGTAGCTGTCATTGTTTGACTTCAACGCAGAACCACTACACACTGCAAACTCAGTTGAACTTTCAGGATGCTTCGTAATGTAAGCATTAATCAGATCCATATAGAAATCAGGTTGCTTTTCCTGATCCCATCTAGCCGAGAATACCACCCGCTTTTTACGCTCATTGAATGGCTTGATAGAGTCAACCCGTGATTGCACTTCAGCCTTACCAAATGCCAAACCACTGATATTGTAGATCGGGGCCTTCCAGCCCGCAATCTTCATATGCATTACCATTTCTTCGTTAGTGGCTAGCACACCATCAACGAAACTATCGACCATTTTTTCATAATGACCCATGAAGTCAGCCATGTCCCAAACGTGAACAAAATCGTCGGGGTCGATAGACTGAGCAAGGCAACGGACGAAAATCTTGGGCCGACTGGTAATAGAAATTTGTTTCATAATGTAGGGCAATGATTCAATCCCGGGCTGAAACATATCTTCAAAATAAATAACGTCACCCGATCGTACTTCACCGGCCTTCATCATCTTTACTAGATTCATCAACTGACTCATGCCAAAGTAGGTACGACCGTGTGCGTCTAACACCTGCCCAGTAACGATAGCCTGATCATTAGTCAGCGTTTCCCCTGGTACAATGAGATAGTCAATATTCCGTTGTTTGAATACAGCCTCATTCCATTGTTGCAGTTGATAGGTGTATCGGGCAACATAGGGCTCAAGTCCGCAATATATCAATCGTCGCATTCTTGTAGTCACCCTCTATCAATCGACCTTGGCGTCGATTTCCCACATATCCTTCGCTGGCTTGCCTGAAAGATACTTGGTGAATTGCCGATATGCAAAACTTTTGTTGTTATACAAATCAGTTTCATCCATATTATATCCAAACCGCTTGCAGAACTCTAGATATTTTTCCAGATCGTCGAAAAGTTGATGAACCCGTGGGTTGGATTGAAAGATAATTTTTGCCATTTGGTTCTCCTTAGATGGCTAGTTGTTGAATAGGTTGATGTGTTTTATAACTAATAGTAGCACCGTTCTCACCGTCTTCACTGACGGTAATCTCAATGTCACGTTTGGGATAACGAGTAGCAATAACCTCATATAGGTCATCACTAATCATTTCACAACTCTTGAAATTCAATTCAATGGTGCCTTGCGAATATAGATTCTCAAGCCAACGCTTAAATTGAATAAATTCAATATCCCTGTCATTGTGAAATACTTCAATCGCCACTTCAAAATGAAAAATGTGACGATGGGGAGTTCCTAGAAAGCTAACATCATATTCATCCCCTGTTTTAAGAGCGGGATCTGTTGCTGCTGCTGGATAGCAATGAATACCTTCTTTCTGGAATGTCACAAATATGAGTCGTTTTGCTTTAGCTGAAATAGCTGAGCGGCGATCTGCCAATGCTTGGTCTCGTTGATCCATGGTGTTTCCTTTATCGATAGTCATCAAAATGTACCCGTTGAGTGTCTTCTTCCCATTGCAAACGATTAAGCCTACGCAGTTCAGTTGCTACTTGATTTTTCTTATCAGACAATGTGGTAATCTTATCTAGAGTAGTATTGTCTGATGTTTTTAAGTGAATTAATTGTAGAATCTGCCCATCTAAAAGATTTTGAGATTCCTCTAAAGAAGATATTTGTGTGCTATATGACATATTATGTTCCTAGTTGAAATAGTTCATTGAACATTGGTTCAAATGATGTTGCCTTTTTAACAGCCTTCGTTTCAGTTTTTGTCGAATGAAAATCTCCGTCAAAGTTATTATTTAGAGAAGTTATTGGATTAATTGCTTTTTTACCACTAAACCCTTGACTGCCTGATTTTAATTGCATCCAAAAGTTACTATGTTTTTCAATCAATTCCAAACTCTTCTGTCTATCGTTCAACTTAAAAATAGCATCAACTATTTCGCTAAATCGAATTCGTTCAAAGGTATCATTCATCAACATTTTAGGAATAATCCCATTGTCATACCGACGATTTGCCTCTTGCACCGCAGTCATATGCATATACACATTATGACTTTGTAGCAAAGTATAGCTCAATGTATCCCAACTAGTTTTAGTTTCTTTACCATGTTGACCCAAGAATCCCTGTCCTCTATAACACAAATCATTCAGTGTCATTATATCAGTTACAGGGCTATCTGTAAACAGCTTATGGATACCGTCTTGTAATACTGCATCTCTAAATTTCCGGGTATCAGTGGAATAACTTTTCTTCTCGGCAGTTTTTTCCATACTGTACGCCCATTTTTTATTATGCTCAATGGTTGTGTTGAAATATGCCAAGCCCTTCGCTGCACTAAAGAATGGGCTAGCACAGTCAAAAGTAATCTGTAGGCGAGGATTATTGTATTTGCGAATTGCACGTTGAATATCGGTAAACAACACCGCATATTCCAAAATACTTGTTCCCAAACAGTGAATAAGATCGTGCTTGCCCTCAGCAAGTAAACCATCGTGGATTATACCAACCAACCTCTTTAGCATAAGGTGGATGTCGATTTTGTTTTGTCCTCCAAAAGCCCACCCATTAAAATGATTATCCGGGTATTGATTTAAATCACAATACTTTTTCATCTCCCCATACCATTGGTCAGATTGTTCGTGCGTCAACCCCTGCAGTACATTTAAAAACTTACACTTTCCCGAACGATGCTGCAAGAAGTATTCGTTATTGATGTGGGTGGCGTCGATTGCTTCCTGAATGGTACTGATACCATGCAATGATTGCCCCTCTAATTTATGACCCACCGGGTGTTTTAGATTGAAGGTGCGTAGTGATTGAGAGGGGATATCTAGACACATTCCATAATCCATGTACGTATCCATCCAATTTAGCACGGCTTTACGCTTGATCATGGCCCGAGGACAAGCGGGATCCTTCCAATCAGCAGGCCATTGCCCTTTAAGAATCTGGAATCCACCACTGTCACCCAACATAAATGTGCCAGCCTCCCGGTCTCGGATAATGCTCTCTGAAGAATCAACTACTGTGGTATCTAAGTTGGCGTGCCCTGCCGAGTAAAGACCCCACTTATACACATACAATCCTTCTTTGCTGTTGAGAAAATTTAGCTTTTCCACATCACCATTGAACCCTTTGGGGATTCTAGCTGAGTCGAAATAATTTTCACCCGCTCGCTGCTTACCCAGTCCAGCAATGTAAAATGAACTGATAGCCGGCAAAAATAAGGCATACTTACTTAATCCGTTCGGTAAGGTTTGTCCTATAGTTAAATCAACTTGCTTCATTTATGGATTTTCTTCTTTAATTAAGGATGCGATCATATCAATTTTATTTTGTAAATGTCTCCGCTCTTCAATAAGAACAGAAAGAGTTAGATGACTAGTTGCCAATTGTGCTAACTCTTGTTCTTCTTGACGCTTTTTAGCAACCCACTCAAGTAGTTCTACTACATCAGCCGATGAGTTTAATACAACAGTGTTGTCTATTTTAAGCCATCTTCCGCTATCACTAACTTCAAAATGTTTTTGAATTCCATTCCATTGCACCGGTCCAGTGACATTAGGTAATGTCCACGATTGATCTATTTGATAGACCATTGGTCCGTGGTGCCAATGAATCTTAATCATTTTGCTTGTGCGGGTAGCAAGTAGCGATAGGTTGCAAGACCACTGTCAACTGTAATCTCTGCTGCACCTTGATCACTGATGCGAACAGTTTTGTCGCCAGGCAGATCCATGATGGCCAAGAAAACCTTAACAGGCCACATCCAAGCGCGAGTTAGCACACCGGTGACACTTGGTTGAAATACAAAGTTACCACTGTGAGTGCTTGGGTCGCCGAAGAAAATCTTCAAGTCACCATTTTCAGTCTTAGCAGTGAAGGTTGTTTCATCATTGTTTGCTTGCGCTTGCTTTTTAAGACGCATAATTCCCGCAACAGTTGGTTCGAATTCTACGTTCCAAGCTGCACCCTTAAAGGTAACTGTCTTAACTTTCTCGTCAACGATAGACTTAGCCATCAAACGATAATCATTAATAAAGTCTCCGCTCTTGGTTTCAAAGTGCATTGCGCTAGGAATATCAACCCCATCACGTGATGTCCTAGTTACATTAATCTTAGCGTGTTCGTCGTAGTCATCAAACCCAAGAATAATTTTCAGCTTTGATAGATTGGGCATACCAAATGTCCCAACAAAATCTGCGACAGGATTTTTCATAGTGCCCATAACAATAACTGATTTATCTTCTGCGATAGCAGACATCTGCGTTTCGGTATCAGTACCCACTATCTTAATCAAATCCACACATCCGAGCCCGTATGTATGTTGGATCAAGTCTTGTAGATTATCTTTCATATTTTTCCTTTGTGTTAGTATTATTTAGGTTTATAATATATTGCATTATATTATATTTTATTGCGTAAGTCAAATTGATTGGGTAGCTTATTGAAAAACAAACAAATCATCAAATGTAGAATTGGTATCAGTGTTGCTTCGTATATCCCAATCCAAAACACCTAACAAGTTATCTATCTTCTCATCTACCAATGTGCGTTCCATTGCACTATCATCGAATGGTAATTCACAGAACCAAGCAGGCAATCTAAGTTCATCTGTAGGGTATGCGACTGAGGTAAATCCCAATGGGTTAGGTTTAAGTTTACACACTATTACCTTCATCCCGTCAACAATCTTTTGACTGTAGTTGTCGCTATTAACCTTGCGTAGATAGTTATAGTTGAGCGCAGCCCTAACGTGTCCGGGCATATTTTCGCGGCCCTTCTTACTGTTTGCTTCCTTATCGCCATACATAGTTAACTTGTTCACACCCTTCGGTGAACCCTTAGTCCAACTATCCTGTTCACTTAGTTTACGCTTGAAGGTCTTTATCACCTCGATAATTTCGTCACGCTGCTTACCAGCAAGCACCATGGTCAACACTTCCAACAAAAATTCTTGAACATACTTTGGAGTATCGGCACGCTTAAGATCAAGTCCCATTGCTTTAATTGAACCAGATCGACCATCTTTATCCTGACGCTTGCCTTCTTTGTCATAGATATTGATAGCATAGCGTTTTTTCGTAATAAAGATACCGCGATCACCTACGTATTCTCTACCGGCTTTGATAATCTCGCCGTTCTTTCGCGGACAGTGAAAGGCCTTTTCCATAAATGCAGGAAAGCCAATGTTAACCTGATCTGCTAATGAATCATACAGCCCAATTGCAATTTCTTTATTCCATTCCATCTTACCAGCAGCAACTTCATCCTTTACCATAGGCCAGGCTGAGAAAATACATGAGTCGGTATCACCGTATACGATAGCAGCACCGTCGTGTTGATACTCTCCAGTAACACACTCATTGATGTTACTCATCATATGCCGAACAATTTGCCTACCACTCAATGTGACACTTTGCCCGATTCGTTTATCATAAAATCTACAGTGCTCATTCAAAATTGCACCGTAACACGAATTAAGCAAAATCTTTCTAACCAGCTGCCGCTTATCCCAGAAGTCTCGATCTTCGCTGGTAGTAGCTTCCCGCATCTTCTTCTGCATGATTTTTCTATCGGAATACCATTTAGATAGCAATCCAGGAATTACCCCCTCAGTAGCATGGGTAAAGATAGTACCATTGGCACTGATCATATATGGATTATTGCTATCAAATACAAATTTCCATATTTCAGCCGCACTCATTTCAACTGATCTACCGTCTTCAAAATCTACAGTGAGGACTGTTCCTCGTTCCTGATTCATCACTGCGGTATACTCTAAGCTACCAAACAATCCTTCCCACAAAACGCTACCGGTAACATCATCGTCACCTTCTTTGTGTCTGGCCTTTTCTCTGGCAAGTCGCATACCCTTGTCCAGCATGTATTGATCGGTTAAAGTTTGACGGACCTGGGCAACAATGGTTTCCGGGGCCAAGTTAAGAGCGCGGATAGCTGAGGGGTAGAGTGAATTAATGTCCGTCGCACCGACCCATTCATGGATGCCCCTTTTGGGAGTAGCAACATAGGCACCTGCTGCTTGCTGTTGTTCTTCGTCATGATTATTATTCCTTCGTTTTTTATCTGGGACTACCATACCGCGAGCATGAGATTCATTCATGATCGCCATTTCAATGGTTGCTACTGACCCCATAACGGTTGGCAGCAACACGGTGTTTTCGTGCGCAATTTGATTGGCAAGTTCTAAGAACTGTAGCTTATTGTGAATCTTTACCATTAGCATGGTATCCTGTCGATTGTATTCTATGAACTTTTTAAAGTCCTTATTATACAACTGATCGAGAGTACCTTCGTATGCAGTCTTGTTCTCTCCAACTTCCATCTCACCGATAGAATCCAACTTATAGCTGTGCCTACTTTCGTAGTTGTATTTTTTATATAGTTGAAGGTAGTCCATATGAATACGACCAACTAAGTCATATGTAGTTTCTTCCTTACCAAACCGTTCATATGTTCTTGGTTTAGGCAGGTGACCCAACAAACAAAACTTGCGAGTATCATCTTTACTCATTACCCTAGTGACACGATTTACCATATAGGGGATGTCGTACCCTTCTGAATTCCAACCAGTCAATACATCAGCATCTTCAATTAGCTGAAAGAAAGTTTCAAACATCTCCTTTTCTTCAGTGAATAGGATACAGTTTTCAAACTGTGAAACCATTTCCTGTCCAGTCTCAGCACTCATATGTTTGGGAGCAATCACCAATGTAATTAGCTGGTCTAGCCAATCCAAATACATTGAGATAGCAGTTACTGAGTTGAATGCTTCGCTTGCAGGAGAAAATCCCTTCTCTTGCGAGAAATCGGTTTCAATGTCGAAAAAGCAAGTATGCAACTTAGGTGCATCTACGCCCAAATAATGTTCACTCAAGCATCGGTATATAGGGTTTACATCGCTCTCAAACAACTGCTTGCCAGAATGAATCCGTCTTTCTTTTTCAAACTCGCCCCGGCTTTTAGTCGTGAATTTACTAACCTGAGTTCCAAATATGGTTCGATGTTTACCCTTACGATCAGGATAGTAGAGGGTATAATTTACAGGATGCTGGGTAAAGATTCTATTACCGTGCTTATCCCGCTCGACAACTTGGATTACATCCTTGTCTTTATCTAAGATACAATCAATATAGCTGATACTCTTACTCCTTTAAAGGGTGCGACCCACTGCTTCCAAAATTGTATTTAGTGATTCGTGATCTTGATTAGCTGCACCAAGACTTGCCTTATGTGCAATACGCACAGCTTTCTTGAGGATACTGGGTTTAACTTCCAACTCTTCGGCGACAGCTTTAATCGTATCGCTCAACCCACCCTGCAATGTATCAATTTCGTGCATGGTAGCCATGCCTTCGTTAATGAGTTGCGTGAGTTTGATTTTTTGGTCACCACTGAAAATTCGATCTGACATAGTATATTTCCTTTAAAATGTTATTATACAGCATTTACACTTGTTTTTCAACAATCTTTTTAACCATTGTATCGATACCGGGATTTACTTTCAGGACATGCGGCATCATTTCATGTCTAATATAATTACGGGTATATTGAATATTTCGATTACTTGCGTCCTCACACCATTCTAAATTATGTTGCCGGCACCACTTGGAAAATTCAGCTTTAGGAGTAGTCAAAAACGGACGAAGTACATTATCACGCACCGTTGGAATAACTTTAGGAGTGCCATGCATTGACCCCCAAATATAAGTCTCAACGCAATCATTTAAGTGATGGGCGGTTACTACTGGGCCAAATGTAGAGAGGAATTGATAGCGTTCAATGCGCCAATATTCTTCTATGCTCATTTGCTTTGGTTTGGGAACTATACTAATTTTCCCTAGGTGAACAGTAATGCCTCGCTCAGAACAAAATCGGGTTACGAACTCTTCGGCACGGTCACAATTATCGGTCCTATGATGGAAAAATGCACAGGCGATATCGTGTTTTCTACTTAAAAAGTCAGCAACAGCAACGCTATCAAGACCGCCACTAAATGCCACAGTTAATTGTCTTGGCAAAGGGAAAAGTAATTTGAGCATTGCTATATTATAGCATGATATTGACTAACTGTCAACAATGTTTGGGCAAGACTGCGAACGCAGTCTCGGTATGGTATTATCTACCTTTATTGGAATATGTGGTGATTTTTCTCGCCATATATCTTGATAAATTTTCCAGCCAACATATCTGCCATAACCTCTATTGGGCTCCCGGGATAACTAGCTCCTGGTTTTATCATATTTAACTCACCTTGCCGAACGTGAACCAATTCGTGGAACACGGTACGAAGTATGTCTACCAAGTTACGATTTTTCGCATAAACCCAAATATTATCGTCACCTACAATGTGGCCACCAGTGTGATGTTCGTCTTGTGCCTCTTTAGTATCGTCGCTTAATTCAACGTGGGGAAGAGATTGCAGGTTTAATCTTTTAGCAGCCCAGTCAACGAACTTATCTACTTCAGCTTGAATGTCTAGCCCTGCATCCTCTTCATCCAATTTACCTTTAATCCAACTGTCAGGTGACCGTCTATATTTTCTAACGAACAAGTCGTGAAGAGCATCGCCAGTTATGCGATGTTTACGTGCAATTTGTTGCATTAGCTTGTCAATAGTGGTGTAATTATGTTTTTCTAATGAAGGCAACTTTTTTGCCAATTCGATAGC